CTGTGCACTGATGCACTTACTTCTTGGCTAACAACTTGTATTGTATTACCTGTTTTATGATTTATTATGGGTACATAACTATAATCTTCTACTGTGCTACAAGGAACACAAGTTTTATAACCATAACCTAACCTAATTGGATGCACTTTTGTGCCACATTTACAATACATATTCATTTATTTTATTATTACATTTATATTATCATTAGATAATTGTATTTTGTTTGTAAAGATATTCTATAGCTTTATCCATAACCATACTATGTAATTTGTTATAGTTATCACCACTGACAGGTTGATCAGCTATTTGCCAATCAACACTATCATACATTATTTCTTTACAATGATCCGCTACACCTTGTGCAATCTGATCTATTTCTGACATTTTACTCATTTTTTCTATTTATTCTTATTATTTTATCGTCAATATTACGCATCGCTAACTTATAACCAAAGTTTTTAGCCATTTGCATTAATAAAAAATCACTACTTCCATGATTGTTTTTTGCAAAATCATCAAGATACTCTTCAGTAGGCGTAGCTACTATAGCTCGATCTAATGATTTTAGCTCAAGATCTATATATTCTTTTAGTTCTTTCATATCTTGCCGAATATTGATACTTCAACCCATCCTTTTTCACTGTGATTTGCATCACATCTATAACCTTCTTCAGTTAATTCTTTTTCTAACTTCAACGCTGCATTCCACAACGATGGTTCAGGAATTTGGTCATGCTCGTCATCATACATTACCTCACCTCTACACTGATAGAACTGGTCATTGCCATCATCTTGACTTACATATTCAAAGTCCCATCCATTTACTCTTACATTTTCTTTCATTTTACTCTATATTTAATATTACTCCTGCTTTAAAATTAAGTACTAAATCTTCTTCAGACTTAGCGCTTACATTGATCCACTCTTTGTCTTCTCTCATATGAGGCAGATATGTTACCGTGTACTCTTTCATTTTATTCTTGATTTATTAGTTCATCTACTTCACAGAATAACATGTCGTCTATATCTGCTCTGCTGTAATTGTCTTTGTTTAGCTCGTAAGCTAAATCCCATGGGTTTTTAATTTTACTCATAATTTTTGTTCGTTTATTTTAATTAATACTTGTCTTACATCTTCTCTATGATCATACTCATCTAAGTAGTCATATAAAATTTCTTTTATTATATTCCATTGCCAAATCTGTATTTTTATAGTCTCTTGACCAATACCTTGTTTAGCCATTTCTTGGTCTGCTTTTAATGAAGATAGTTTTTCTTCTTGCATCTCATACCATTTTTTTACTGAATCACTCATGATTTTTTAATAATTATTAGTTGTCTTACATCAAATTTCTTGTGTGTGTCATTCCACATCTTAGAATGGACGAACTTACGCTGTTGAGAATAAGATTTCTTGCCTGATATGTGAATACGATTGTACTCAGCATCGGTAAGTCCGCCACATTTTCCATGATGAGCAACAGAACGCCTATGCTCGCTTGCTGCTTTTCTGTTAGCCTGTTTTACATAGAGGCATAATTCTTGCATTGTTTTCGGGTTAGACATAAGACCAGATTGAAGGTTTATGCTCAATGTAAGTAAGACCTTTGTGATTAAACCACTCGAAGATACCTTCTTGATCTTTGTCTTCATTGTAGATAAATGCGAATCTTGTTGGTAGATCGCCTACAGTGTAACCTTTGTAAGTTACATTGTTAATTTTTATAGTAGTTTTGTCTACTTGTTTTAATTTTTGCATAGTATATAAAATTATTAGTTACATTTATATTATCATAATAGTTTTGTATTATGTTTGTAATTAGTCACCTGTGTAGTTGTCATAAACAGACTTACTTGCATAATATTCCGCACAACCTGCATCAAAGAGTTGTTGTAGTTTGATATGGTGATCTGCATTATCAAGATAATCATCTATTTTAGAGTGCATTTCTTGCTCTGTTTGAGCTCCGAAGCTAACAACATTAACATGTTTTAGTAATTCCATGTCATTACAAGTATAACCTTGTGCGAATTTACCATTCCACGTAGTCCACTCTTTGTAATAGTATTCTGTATTTCTGTATTTTAGCATAGTATTATTTATTATTTGATTTATAAAACTCTATTCTGTCAAGAACATCTTGTCTAGTTAGCTCACCTTCCATTTGTTTACCAATATAGCGAGTCATGTCGATTTCTTTGCCGTTAGGGCACGTTAGTATAAATTGCATAGTATTATTATTTAGTAGACATTAGCGGAATCGAACCGCCTCACAAAGTAGAGCTCACGTAGTCAAAATGCAGTGTGAAACCATTATGTCTTTTAGTAGAAATCGTAGTAGATATCTATAACTTTAGATTTTTGTTCATCAGTTAGTTTAGTATAATGCTTGTCGTATAATCGCCAAGATATTTTTAGTAGTGTATAAGAGTAATTGCACATAGTTTATTATTTAATTAGTTAGTATTTTATTATATTATCTGTTTGTTTTCGTATTTATTTTGTATTGGCTTTTCATAGTTCTCATCTGTGAGTGTACCGAATAGTAGCTCGTCAAAATATTCTTCACGATCTATAAATCTTTCTTGTATTTTAGAGTAATATCTCATTAGTAACAGATTTCACAGTTAATACTATCGAGGTGAGAGTAGTCGAATTGACCTGTTACCATCATAAATATTATGAATGAGATACCACTTACTGCTAACGGTAATAAGAAACCGAAGATCGCTAGTTCTGCCACCACTTGTGTTAGTGGTTTTGATTTTACATATTTAGTTACTGCAGGAATAAATCCTCTGAATTTTAATTTAGACATAGTTTATTATTTAATATTAGTTGTCACAGTGTGAATCGAACACACTTATATACCATAGTGACATTGCACTCAGACCTATGACCGAGGAGTGCGACTCCGCATACTTGTTCGCATTTTTATACTTATAGAAACAAGTGGAACTCAAAGTTGTTAGTAGTTATACTAGTTCTTTATCGCGAAGTATAACTGGAACGCTAGTTGAAGAAGTGTATGATTTATACTTTTCGAAGCAGTTCATAGTTGATAATTTATCTTTCATTATTTCATACGCTTTATCATGATTGTAAGTAAACGTTTTTCCATTTTTGAAAGTTACATTAATAGTTTGATTTTTGCCGATTAAAGATTTGCGAATTACGAAGCGTTTTGAATTTAAAGTTTGCATAGTTTAAGAATTTAAAGTTATTATTATTATTATTATTTATTATTTATTAGTTACATTTATATTATCTAGTTTGTTACGTATTTTGTTTGTATAAATGTGTAAGTTTGTTTACTTATTAAATATGTCACACTGTCATACCACTAAGTGTCATAGTGTCATACTAATATTAATTATAGTTATGTCATAATGTCATGACTATCTGTCATACTACTTAGTGACAAGTTGTCATATGACTAGAATATTAGAATATCGGAGTGATATTGTGAGAGTGACAAGATGTTAATGAACTTACATGTATATTATCTAATAGTTTCCGTAGTAGTTCTGTAAAAAAAGTCTAAAGCTTTTACATGAATATAAAGGAAAGGCGAAACGTATAGGTGAAAACGTGGAAAACAAGGGGAACCCGGTGAAATGAAAACCATTTTTGCTAGAAGAAAAGTAGTGGAAAAAGAGTGGGCAGCACTATACTCCTATATTTGTAACTACTGTGACACTAGCCTTATAATATACTTAAGTAAGGGGCTGTTGTCACACTATATGTAAAAACACTTTAAAATCTGTAAGTATATAACTATAAATAATACTCAAAAAAATATGTCAATACTACAAAGTTATCCTAAAGGTACGCCAAAGGCAGATGATTTACTATTAGGTACAAAGACGCCACCGGCGAACACAAACGATTTGCCTATAACTCAGAACTTCTCTGTGTCAGACGTTGCTTCTTTCGCTAACTCATATAGTTTAGGGTATACAGTATACACAGCACAACTTACCGCTGGAGCTGGAGCAGTGCCAACCGCGACTATTTTACAAAACACAACAGGTTTAACATTTACATGGACAAGAATAGGTACAGGGCAATTTGTTGCTACAGTAGCAGGTACTCCTTTTGCTGCAAATAAGTTCTGGGCTATGTCATCAGCTAAAGTACCTCAAGTTACTTCAATAGTAAGAACAAGCACTAACACGTGTAGATTAGATGTAATAGAATCTCAAAATGGAAACGCGTTAAACTCGCTTGTTGAAGGATACATAGAAATAAGAATATACGCGTAATAAACTAACACATGGCTAGAATAAGTTCATATCCCATAGATTTAACCATTCAAGACACTGATGCTTGGATAGGAACAGAAGCTAGTAACAGGTTGACAAGACAGTTCACAGCTGCTGGATTAGCTAAATACCTCAACATAAAGGGTAAGATATCTATATCTGCCCAGATGGTTTTTCAATTTAAAACAGGTAACGCAGGGCCAGGTGATTTTACAGGGCCAGCAGATAACTCTACATTTGCTAGTATAACTACTATGCAACTATCAGTCACAGATAAGTCTGGTCAGAACGTAGTAGCGTTCATGGAGTATTTAGTAGGTAACGATATACTTATAAATGCACAGAACGAAATAAGTACATTTGGTCATTATACTATTGATAGTTATACAGACAATGGTGCTTTTTATACATTAAACCTAACTAATAGAAAAGGGGAAGGTTCTATAATAGACAATGTTTTTTATGACTTCTCTGTTTTCACACTATCTTCACAAGGTACACCAACATTTATATTTAATCAAGCTGTAGCATCGACACAATGGAACGTGCAGCATAACTTAGGGAAATTCCCTTCAGTTTCAGTAATAAATAATAACAACGTTGTAATAAACGGCGAAGTAAAATATATAGACAATAACAATATACAACTAAACTTTTCCGCTGGATTCTCAGGTAAAGCGTATCTAAACTAACAAACATGGCAATAAATTTTTTAAACACGGTTGATTTTAACCAAAACACTCTAGAAAAACCTAGAATAGAAAACCAACCAAACGATACTGCGGCTGGAACAGGAGTAGAAGGTCAAATATATTTTGACACAACAGTAGACGCATTAAAGATATATGCGGGTGGCGCATGGGTAGAAGTAGGTGCTACAAGTGGTGTAGAGTCTTTAACTACCACAGATGGTACTTATATTAATCTTACACCTAATTCAGCCACTATTGGTAACGTAACAGTAACAGCAGATCTTTCAGCTGTTGACGGTACTTCAGTAGCTAGTGACAGGTTCTTAACCAAAAATAATAAATGGGCAACAATACCATTTGGTGATATAACTGAGGTACAAGGTGGTACTTATATAAGTGTAACGAATCAAACAGGCCCAGTACCAATTGTTAATCATGATCCAACATCAAGATCAAACACTACATCGACAGCAGCACCAGCTTATGGGGCTACTTTCACAGCTATTGATTCTATATCTACGAACTCAACAGGTCACGTTACAGTAGTTAATACCAAGACGGTAACAATACCTGCTTCAGATAATACTACATACGATCTACTTACTGCACCAACCGGTTCAGCTATTAGATTAGACCCTAGTACTGGAGCTAATGATGATGTAACTATATCTGGAACAAGTGGTCAAACAACAATGACTAGAATAAGTGCATCGGAACTTAGAGTTGGTTTAACCAGTAATGTAACCTTATTGGGTAATTTAGATGTTGGTGGTGAAATATCTCAAACATCAAGTGGAAATGAGAATAGTTTTGCTAGTCCACTTAACATGAATAGTAATAAGCTTACTAATGTTGCCACTGGTACAGCTTCTACAGACGGTGTTAATTTAGGTCAAGTGGAATTACTAGTTGCAGGTGTTGGTGTTTTTAAAGGATCTTATAACGCTGCTACAAACTCACCAGCTTTAGAAGGGTCAAGTAACATAGCTTTAGATCAAGGTGATTACTTTGTGGTATCAGTTGCTGGTAGTTTCTTAGGTGAAGCGTTAGAACCAGGTGACTTTATATTTGCTAATAATGCTATTGCGGCAAACTCATCTCCAGCTATATCAAACTATACAGTTGTGCAAGCGGATGATAATATTGCCGGTGCTGGTAGTACTGATGGTGCTACACAAAAAGGTGTATCTGGTTTTGACAGTGCAAACTTTACAGTATCGTCAAATGGTTGGGTACAATTAAAACCTCAAGCAAATCCTTATGCTGCATCAGTATTATTAAACAGTGGTTCAGATTCTGGAGGTGAAACAACATTTACCGTAGATGTAACTTCTTTGTTTGGATCAGGTGCTTTAGCTGCTAATTGTAAGGCTGAGGTGGTTACAACATCGGGAAGACAAACGGTATATCCAGATATAACTGGAAACGGAACAGGTAGCTTAGACTTTAAATTTATACCCGTGGTATCAAATGGCACATACACTGCGCTTATAACAATAGTCTAATATTAATTTAATACAATTTTAGATGGCAAATATACCATTTTTAAATAACGCTTATTTCGCCGCTAAGGTAGGTATTGGAGTACCAACCCCTAATGAATCACTAGAGGTTTCAGGTAGCATATTACTTTCTTCCAGACTTAAGCTTGGTACTGGCGATCACTATTTACAACAAACTTCAGGAGACATATACAGTTTTACCACTGGTAAAAACATAATGTATGCTGGAAGCGCGGAAGTATTTAGAGTTGATGAAGCTAAATTAGCTACATTTAAAGGTGATGCTTATTTTAATAGTGGGTTAATAACAACAATAGATTCAGAAGGGTCTTTCTACATAGATGTAAATGCGAATAACGCTTATGGAGGCAGAAACTTTAGAGTTTTAAATAACGGAACAACTTATTTAAATATAGATGCGGATGGTAACGTAGGTATTGGGACAAGTAGTCCTGATTCAAAATTAAATATTAACGGAAATAGTGGGGATCCATCCGCGACATACACTACAACCGCAGCTAACTCTACAATAAGTATAGGAGATTTTAGCGCGAGCGGATTAAGAATGCTGTTTGGTGTAAACCCAAGTACACCTTCTACATGGATACAAAATCAATATACAACAAACCAAGTTACTGCTAAATTGTTGTTAAATCCATTAGGTGGTAACGTAGGGATTGGAACTACAAGTCCTACTGAGAAGTTACATATTTTTGGTACAACCGCAGCAGTTAAAATAGAGGGTGATGGAGTTACAAGTGCAAATTTAAAATTTAAAACAAACGAAACAGACAGATGGAATGTAAATGTTCCAAGTGGTTCTACCGATTTACGTTTTACTACTGGTTCAA